TAATGTTGGTCGTGGATACTGCGAGGACGGCAAGGTAAAGTACAAATTCAAGGGAAAACGTTTTTCAGGGGACATGAACACCGCACTCGTCAACTGCATTATCATGTGTGGAATGGTTTGGGCTTACGCGAAGGAGCGTGGGGTCAACATTAAACTGATGAATAATGGGGACGACTGCGTTGTGTTCATGGAAGCCGAAGACTTGAAGCGTTTCCTCGTGGATCTGGAGCCGTGGTTTCTCGACCTAGGTTTCCGAATGGTGGCTGAGGCACCCGTGTACGATATTGAAAAGATCGAGTTTTGTCAGATGCGTCCCGTAAATACCGTAAATGGTTGGACAATGGTTCGCAACATCCCGCAGGTCCTCCATAAGGACGCACTGTGTTTACTTCCACTCCGGTCACCACGCGAGATGGAGGAGTGGTTAGGAGCCATTGGGGAGTGTGGCGTCGCGCTTACACACGGCGTGCCCATTCTAAGCTCATATTACAGACGTTTGTCTGGAGCAGGAACCAAGAGAACTAAATTTGGTGACGGATTGCTAGCACACTCGGGGGCTAGAATCTTGGGCATCGGTATCGATCGTACGGAGGATACGATCACCGATGAAGCTCGTTACGGAGTATGGTTGGCCTGGGGAATCCTCCCTGACCACCAGGTGGCGTTGGAGAACATGTATGATCGTATGGTCATTGAATTCTCTAATGATCGTGCGGCATCATATGATGACCTACCATACCCTCTACTCCTGTGAGTTTATTACTCTGACCAAATCAATGAACTCTAATCGTGCCAAATCAAATAATACCAATCGACCTCGGGCGGTGGGAAACCAGATCTCAACCACCCGTACGCCTACTAAGCGTGGTAGACGTAAGGCTCGTAATCGAGTGCCCACCACACAGGGCATCACACGGCTTCCCCCGATCTTTCGTGGGAGTGCTGACGTGAACTCGATGAGACTAAGTACCTCGTATGCATTTACCAATACCGAGAACAAATTCGCCAAACACATCATCTCGTTGGCACCCGTAACAGTGGCATCCGCTGACTATTGGGGGTTAGCCAACTTCTTCCCACTACTAGCGGGACTGCGTAACCAGTACGCACGTTTCATGCTAAC